GTGTTGCCAGCCATCTTAGGCATCATGCCTTTGGTTTTGCCTTTAGAGGCTACGCCGTCTTTGCTGGGAGCTGCGGTTTTAACTTTGCCCATAGCAGTCATGCCGCCAGAAGCCATTTTCTTTGCGGCTGGCTTGGCGGCTGCGCCATCTTTTTTCTTAGCCATCATTGCCATAAATCCGGGATTCATCTTTGTAGCCATACGGCCTCCGTTTTTAAAAAGCGCCATCTCACCATGATTGGTCTTAGGCTGGTTAACGACCTGACGGTCGGCTCTGGTTTTGGGGCCATCGGCACCAAACTTCATACCCTTACTCTTGTCACTGAACTCAGTTCCAACAGATTGAGGTACACCCACTTTCTTGGCAAACCCTTTGTTGTGGGCTACCGCGTCCATGAATTTCTTTTGTTTTTCACTCGCCGCTGGCATCTCCGCCTCCTTTGCGGCCAAACCATCCTTGAACGGTTTTGGTTTCCCAAATGCGAATACAAACCCAAACAATGCTGAGGATGGCGGATACGGAAGGTAGCATCTCTACAAGGGTCCCAATAACTGTGAAGAGTGACAACCCGTCAACAAATTGTTTAACAGCTTCGTGATCGTTGTTCATTTCAACACATCCTGCCTTTAGTTTTGCCCTTTTGAGCCACACCATCTGCTGCCGTTACATACCCACCATCTGCACAGTTCCACGCTCTAAGACTCTTGTTGATTCTAGAGTTCGGGTCGTTCGCTGTTTTTGCGGATGTCAACTTCTTTTTCATCCCACTCATGCGGGCGCAGAAAGAGTCGCGCCTTGATCCGCCTTCGGGTTGAGGCGGTTTCAAGTTGTGCCCTTCGCGTTTCGCAGAGGCTCGGCCCTTGGCGTTCAAGCCGCCGTTGGGGTTCTTGCCTTCTTTGCGTGTCCATGCGGGCGACTTAGCCATAGAACACCGTACATGCGGCTACGTTGGACAAATCTACATAAATGCCGCTAGGGTACAAAATACCTTCGCCGGGCAGTAAGACATAGATTGTGAATGAATCACTTACACCAACATCTAATTCGCACAAAATAGCGCCGCTTGCACCGCCGTTACGTAGTCGCACGTAGCCGTCCGCTCCGGTTCCTCGGTAGGAAAGAGCTTTAAAACGGTTACGGCTTAGACCGTTAATGCTGCCACTGGCAGTTAAATGCTGCGACCGTACGTCAGTTTGCATACCCATGCTAATCTCCTTGTTTAAAAACAAGGGGGCCGAAGCCCCCTAGGGTTGATTAGTCAAAGTTACCGAATGGGTAAGTTGTGGTTGTGCCGATGTTGCCGTCAGGCTGTGTGTAGCGAATGGTGAAGTAGTAAGTGCCACCAGTGATTGCCACGTTGGTGCCGTTGATCGACGCCACTGTGAACACAACTTGCGACAGGTTTGGTTCGCCATTTGCCTGAACGATGTCAGTTGAAGTGGATTGCTGGTTGGCCAACTGAGTTGCTGTAAACGCGTTGAATGATTGGCGGCCCACTGCTGGGGAGGTCAACACTGCTGTTTGTGCGTATGTGCAGGTGCCAGCGGCGGCAACGTAGTTATTGCTAACGTTGATTTGAACGGAAGTCAATGTGCCGCTTGTGAAAGTGGTGACTACGCCAATGTCAACAAGGATGTCATTGATGCGACTACCTGCGGGGAGGTATGCAACAAAACCACGGTACACGGTAGCAGAATCAGCAGGAATGCTGGTTACAGTCAGTGTAGGAGAAGTGCTTGGTGTGTAAACAGATGTTGCTGCGTTTGGGATGCCGTTTGAATCAACAAAAACGCCAGAAGAGCCACCGAACCCAGCAGTGTTTGCTGTGGTGTTTGCGATGTTCAGCGCGGCTGATTGAACCAAGCTTGCGTAACCAACGTTACGGAAAGGGCCAAAACGGTTAGTGCCCGAAAGAATCGGGCCATCAAATGTGGAACGTGCCATGACAAAAAGTCCTTATGCAAAAGAAACCTTACCAATCGTTGCATCGTCTGCTGGGGCAGTGGCGGTAAGGTAGATCACCCAGATGTTTCCAATATACACCATTTAAACTGCATACACAACAGTTTAAACATAAAAAAAGGGGACCGAAGCCCCCTTTCTTTTTTTCGCTTAGAACGAGCCGGATGAACCGAACACGCCCAAAGGATCAGACCAGCCGAAGCTATAACGCTCGCGGGCCTTGTAACGCACGTTACCGGTGTCGAAGTCGCCGTCCATGCTGTTTTGCAGCGGTGTACGAACGAAGTGCTTCAAACCGTTAGGCACGTCAGTTGTCAAGAACCAAGCATTGGTATCAGTCAAGAAGTGGTTAATGGTGTAGCCTTCTGGGATAGCACCATTGTTCTTCAATGCGTTGATATCGTTGTTGTTAGTACCGACGCGGAGTTCGGTTTCCAACAAACGAGTAGCAACGAACTGCAATGCTGGTGGGATGATCAACTTCTTGGGTTTAGCAGCGATCAGTAAACCACGCTCATCAGTCCAAGCGGCAATTTGAATAACGGCGGCTTCCAAAGAAGTCTCGTTCAAATCGGATTGGGTTGATGGAGTGTTGGAGTTAGTACCACCGTTCACCAATGGGTGTTGCGAGCTGAACAAAGCAACGCCATCACCGCCTGCGTAAGCAGCCGAGAAACCGTTGTTCAGAACAGCAGCGCCTTTAACCTGCTTGGTGTAGGCCATAGCACGAGCCAAACCTTTGGTGTAACGAGCAGACAGGCTGTCGTACAGGTTGTCTTCGATTGCCTCTTCGGTAATCGAAAAACCCAAAGCGATGGTTTCGTGGTTGTAGCGAGTGGTCCATGCCTCTTGCGCGTTGTCGTAAGCGATGGCAGAGCCTTCGTTCTTGACAGGAGCAGCGGAGAAACCAGAGAGTTTGGTTTCTTCTTCAAAGCTACGCTCAGATGTCTCTGTTTCGTAGATTTCTTTGTGCTCTTCGCCGTAGCGGGCATACTCCAAACCGAACAAAGCGTTCAGACCGGGGAGGAGTTCTTTTAATAGTTGTGCGCGTGAAATAGCCATTTAAGTTACTCCTTAAGCGGTTTGAGAGCCAAGCGCTGTGTAATACGAGTGGAAACCAAAGTTGATCTTGCAAAGAACTTCGGTGTACTGCGTAAACACAAGCGTGGAGCCTGCGGGGATTGCGGTTGCGGTAGCAGCAGCGCCGCCAGCGTTAACCACGCCATATTGTGCGTTGACAACAACAGAGGTTGCGCCAGCAGAAGCTGCTGTAGAAACCCAGTTAGCTGTACCAACGTACTGACCGTTAGAGGCCAAGAAGCCAACTTCAGTACCAACTGGCAATGCGTTAGGAATTGCGCTAGTAGTCAAAGTGGTAGTACCGCTTGACCATGTCGCAGTGCCCAAAGCAACAGAAGTGTCTGGAACCATATCAATGATACGGACAGGCAGAGCAGCGGTAGTGGCAGCAGAGCTGGCCAAAATGCCGTTCGACGAGTTACCGGTATTGACGTTACCAGCCAAGTTGGAGATGGCCATGTTTAAACCAACCATAGCGTGTGAAGCGCTACCGATGGTTGTACCACCCTGAGTTGTCACGACAGCAGCTTTGAAGATGGTGTCAGGATCATCAGTCACGATAGCAACAGCATCACCAGCCAAAGTACTTGCTGGCCAGAACTGGCTGAAAGTTTTTTGCTTGGTTACTGGGTTTGTAAAAGAACAACCCAAGAAGATACCAACTTGACCGTAACCAACAGCACCTGTAGCAGCAGTGCCGCCATCAGTAACCGCTAGACGAGTGATAAAGCCTCGTGTAATCGAGACAAAATCGCCGTAAAAAATGTTAGTGGCATAGCCGTACTGGATGTTCACATTACGTGTTGAACCAGCAAAAACCTGTCCACCAATCAAGTTTACGGGTTGTAGGCCGTAGGGGGCCGAAACCGTGGGATAAGCCATTTAAGACTCCTTGAAAAAGTTTATTTTGAACCAGAGCCAAACGAAACTTTTGTCGATTTTTCTGAAAATTTCGACATCCGTGGATCGTTGTCTCTCATAAAGTTGTTATCCACAGACTCCATCTGAGATTTGTTTTGATTGGCGTAGTAGTCTTCACGCTGCCTCAAAAACTCAGTTGGAATTTTGCAGAGTACCAACCCGCCTACCTCAATGTTGCCTTTAAAGCGACCTTCGGTAGTAGCGTGCATCATTAACTCGGGATACTCTTCTGCTTTGCAGGGTTCATATCCCTCTCTTAACTTAGAAGAGATGTTGGCGGCATCGGCTGAACCCATCATGCTGGTGCGAACCCAGCGGTGTGTTACACCATCGCGTGGGTCCGGAGACGGTAAAGTCTCTGGCGGACGCCAAGCCATCTGACGAGCAGCAACTGCGCGACTATCTTGTTCGCGTGGTTTACGATTTTGTGCCTGATCCATTTATTCACCTCTTTTAAGTAATGCAACCTGTTTCGCGTATTGTTCTGGCGTAATCCCCAGTTTGCGAGCTAACGCAACTTGGGACTCTTTCAGTTTTACGCGGTTCGGCGGAGTGCTTCGTGAGGCCGGAGCCACAGGGGAAGCGTTAGTTTTTGCACGGCGGGGAGTTTCCTCTTCAGCCGGTTCATCTTCTTCATTGCTCTGAATTTCAAAGTATTCAGGAAACCTTTTGGTTTTGATCCACCCATTGTTGGGTGCGACGTGACGGGGCTGGCTGGCTTACTGGCGGCGCTTCTCTGAAATTATCTTCAATTTCAACAGGCCTCATAGCGGCTACACGCTCTGATTTCATGGTTGCGCGGGCAATTTCTTCCTGCGCTGTAGCCAAAGCCTCGGAATCACCGGCTTCAAAAGCCTCCTTTAAACGGCGTTTTGCTGAATCCAGCTCCGTTTGAACAACGCTTTTCGACGTTTCGATGTACGCTTCGCTGCCAGTTTTTAGTTGGGATTTGAGGCGTTTGTTCTCTTCGTAGACTTGCCTTGCAAAATCTTCTGCCGCTACGCGTTCCCGCTCGGCGGCCTCTTTTGCTCGTCGCTCATCGTGGTATCCACGGGTGAACTTTTTGATTCTGGCTTGAACTCGTTCGTCATAGGAAGCAAGTTCTTCGTCAGTTGGGTCGTCTGGGGGTGGCGCGGCCTTGCGACCACGATCCTCTGGAGGGGTGTCATCTTCAATTTCTAACTCAAATTTTTCGTCTGAATCAGCTTTTTGGGACTGTTTGGCTTCGATTTCGTCAGGAAATTCAAAGTTTTCTTGGTTTTCATTCATGTTTAACTCCTTTTATGCAGCGCGGGTGATGCCACGCGGGTCTTGCACGGTTCCTTCGACCGAATCATCATTGATCATCCGGAACTCACGACCGTGGATTTTCAAGCGGGTGCCTGAATTGGGGCGGACGATGACAAAGTCACCTGCCTTGCAGCGCGGACCACTAGGGAAGCGCGTTTTGTCTGTGTAAGCCTCGGGCCCAGCCTTGACAACAAACAGGACTGGGGTCAGCACCTCTTCGTAATGCATGGATTGGCCGGCTTTAATGATCCCAACCTCGCTTTCTGCGTACTCTTCCATTGCCTCTGGGACAACACAAAGCAGCATAAAACCAGATGGATCAGGCAACTGTTTGGCCTTCTCTTCGTTACTAGCATTCAAAATGCCAGAGAGGTCTACAGCGGAAACATCAAATTCACTCATTCTTTCTCCAGTTTTTGCACAAGGTCGTTGATGACTTGATCTGTAAGGTTTAGACCTCGGATTACCCCACAAATTTTTTTGTATTCGTCATACGTTTCCGCACGACTGGCAGCGAGAAACGAAACCTGTTCCTCGCGGATTTTTGCAATCTCTCTCTGGAGATGGGCTAATAACTGTATGTCAGTGCTCACTTACTTTCCTTTGATTGACGTTTTTGAGTTTGCATTTGTGCGCGGTGTTTAGCAGCGTCCATACCCATGCGCATACCTTCGGTTTCTTGTTGTTTGTTCAATTGATCGCGTTTAGCTGCTGCGTTAGCGGCCACTTGCATGGCTGCAATTTCTTTCTGGGACGCAATGCGAGCTTTTTCAATTTCAAGTTGGTCTGCTTTTGCAGCCGCGTCAAGTTGTTGTTTTTGCTGCTTGAGTTGGAACTCTTGCATCTTGAGCTGGAGCTCTTGTTGTTGCATTTGAACAACAGGGTCTTGCATTTGTTGCTGTGCCTGCTGTTGCTGCGCTTGCTGTTTATCCCGCTGGAGGATTTGCTGCGTAGCTGCGGCGGCGCGTATAGCGATTTGATCTGCCACGTCGGTAGGTACATTGGCCCTTTTTTCGCCCTTTTCCTCTTCGGCAGGAAGTGCGAAACCCATAGCCTCTTCGACTTGTCGGCGATATTCCAGAGCAATATGTTCGTTGATGTGAGCCATAGCAGCGGCCATGATGGCCTGAGCTTGTGGGTTCATTTGCATCAACTGTTGAATCTTTGGATTCTGAATCGCTGACATGTGAACTTGGATGTGGGCTTCGTGGTTTTGTTCCACAAAAGCCTTGACGGGCTTTCCGGTCAGGATGTCTTGGTTTTCCCTAATAGGGTCAACGGGTGTCATGTCCTCTTCAATTGGCACAAGTTTGTTGGCGTTTTTGACGCCTAGCACTTCAATCATTTGGCGGTGCAGCATAGGCATGTCGTAGTATTGAGGTGCGCTTTGTGCCAACTGGAACACGGCCTGATACTGAACGATCTTTTGTGCCATCGTGGCGGCGTTTGGATCGCTGCATGGGATGACATCCACCAAGTCGTAGTCAGAGCGCTTGACTGAACGGCCACCTTCTTCGGGTACGTAGTCGTATTCATCGGGCGTGTAGTCAGCAATGATGACCTTCAAGAGTTTGAACTCTTGTTTCATGCTGTAGTGCATACGGGCCTGAACCGCGCCGATCACTTTCAATGTGCGCTCTAGGATAGCCAGCGTCGAGCCCACGGGGGCTTGTGCGGACATGTCGGAGACATTCATGTCGCCTGACGAGGCGAACGCGCGGCCTTCTTCTACGATCTGCTGGAACAACGTAAACAAAACCTGACTAGGTTCTTTGTAAGGCAGCGGTAAGATGTTGTCGCGGATAGAGCCGCTTGGGACATCTACGTCTCGGAATTCACCGGGCTGGATGGGTGTATCGTCGCCTTTAATACGCAGACCACGAGACTTTAGGCCGCCGGGAAGGTTGGATAGTGTGCCCGCATCTACCAGTTGACGGATCAACATTGTGGCGGACTTGGCATATCCACCGATCAG